TTTCCGTTACCGGTGTAACCTTGATATTTTGTAAACGATTCGGTTCCTAAAATAGTTGCAGTAAAATCCCTGCTTACTAAATTCATTTTAGCGACCTGAGTATCAGGAGCGGCTATCACTCTGTAAATATCTGCGCTATCCAAAACATTTGCAACGTAAAGCCTTGTAAGTAACCTATTAACCGCAAACTTGAAAGAATCTGTCGGTGTTGCCGACATTCTTGCAAATAATGTATCAGCATAAAAATTGTACATATCGGCACTATACACACTATCCCCCCACGCATAAACCTCTCTCCCCGTCCTTCCTCCTGTCGTTGCTTTGGGGATGGTTGCGACCACAGGAAATTTTCCTACCACTGCATCGGGTATGGTTATTGTGTCAGCAAGCGACCAGGTGTTGAGCCAGGTGATTGATGTGCTTGCACTGTCAGTTGAGTAGCCAAATCTTTTTAATGTATATGTGCTGTCACCGTCGGCATCGGTTGAACGGGTGTATACTGTTAAAAGGCTGTCGGGGTTGTGGCCGGTGATGCTGTCGATAACTGCAACGGGATAGTAATTCAAATCAACTCCAACATTGCTGATACCTTGCCTTGTTCCTGAGTACTGATATACTGTATCCTTAATCCACACATCAGATATTTGCCCGAACAGGCACACCGGAAAAAGAAATATCACTATCAATAATCTCATACTTACTTTATTTTCGAATGAAAACACATCATGTTTGAATGATCAATCGTTTCAAAATCTGTTGATTCAGAAACAGCACACATAAGCAGCATCTGTTTTGAATCAAGAAAATTAAAATTAGCAGCGATGGTACCCCATCCGACCCCGTGCTTATTGTACACATTATCGAGGTTTACATATTGAAATGTAACTCCGTAATCTTCAGTCCTAAAAAGCATAGGAACTGACTTCATTGCAACGACCGTATTATTTGCATCACAAACAAAAGCTGACGCTGATCTTATAATGTCATCCACTACCACCCCGGTACCGAAATGATTAACCTCAGTAGTAACTACCCTGTAGATAATTCCGGGAGTTGTTGATCCTGTTGCCTTAATAGTTTCTCCGGTCATCAGGTTATATATATCCTCTATGACATTTACAACTATATCTACCTTCCCTGAGCCATAGGATACTATGTGTCCGTTATTGCCGTAGATGTTATTAAAATTATACTTACTTCCTGATCTTGCCAATGCTGCCAGTATATCAGTCTTAATCCAGGCATGAGTAGTCACATCATAGTGATACAGATAGAAATTAGATACCTTATTGATTTTCGGAATTGTATTTGCAGGATTTTGGAACCCGATAATGTAAGGTATCCCGTCCACACCTATACACCCTTTAATACCATTGAGTGATGTATCGGCCGTTCCAAGAACACTTACGTCAACAGCGTAATTAGTATCAAGATCGGTTTTCTCAAGATTCCCTGACGTAATAACATCATGCGAATATCCTCCTGATCCCTCTACATATTGCCTCGCATTTTCCCAATTTATGCCGTCATCCGAATGAGCAAAGTAAAGTGCTTTTAGCCCTTGTGCTGATGTTGCATGGCGAGGATTGAAGATTATGTTAATACCATTTGCTTTTGTGGCATAGCAAAACCGATGATACAAAAACCATCCAGCCGTAGTATAATCTGCAACTATTGTCCTCCCCTCAACATCCTCCAAGTCCGTCCACGTTTCGCCATCATCTTCACTTTTCATGATTGAATGATACCGTTCTTCACCGCTGATTTTATCGCGCACATACAAAAACAAAGTCCCGTCAGTCAGTTTAAAAACCCTGGGATAAGCAAAAGCAAGCTCAGGAGTATAATCACCTACTAACGCCACCTTTGTAAATGCGCTAATATCCTCAGCCGTGTCTGATTTCCAAACTTCAATATGGGCATTATGGATTCCCGGCGCCCCTGTGAAATCAAGATCATCTTTAAAAACAAGAATACGCCCGTCATCAGCGACGATAATTGCAGGTATACTGTGAACATCATCTGAATCAGGATAAAGCTCCGTGAGGCTTATCGGTACTCCGAAAGTTTTTGTATCAATGTCATAATAATTGATCCATGTTTTATTCTCATAACCACCAGACCGCACAGACCCAGTAACATCTTTCCGACCCTCGAAATAAGCAAAATAAAACCTTCGATAAGTACCTTCATAAAAATAACACACCGGTCCGACATTCACATCGTACATCAAATTTTGAGTTAAAACATGCCCCTTTCCGCTTGTATCATAAAAAAATCTTTCTTCGACAAACACTTCTGGAAGCTCCTGGTGATTCTGAATATCTTCCACATCAGCAGCCAGAGCAGCAACATCCTCGTAAAGCTCGGTTAAATCAGCAGCGATCTTCAGCCCGCCTGTCCGTAATCCATTTCCTGAGCCGTCATTCGCGGCGTTACCCATCGCCGCCGTGGTAAATGTCTGTGCCATCAGCTTAGAATTTAAAGAAGTTCATAACTCCTGTAACTGTACCGGTCGCTGAATCAGGATTCAATACATTCACTTGCGGAATCCTGAACCCGTAAGCCGTTCGACCTGACACCCCTGAGTGTTGAATTGTCGTGTCAACGCCCGTTATCACCTGACAGCTGTCAGGAAAAAACTCATAAGGCAGCTCGTCGGATGTAAACGGCTCGAAAGCATATTTACCGAGATAGTTAAGCCTTTTGTTACTACCGCCAAAGTCGATAGTAAATGAGGTGTCGGCATCTTCAGTCCAGACGGTATACGACCATCCCGATCCTGAAATGTCAACGATTGCAGGGGAGGGTTGTAATACTGTGTCCCTCCCCTGAATCGAATCCAGGACCACCGAAAAACTCCAACTTGTCTGACTAAAACAACCTACACTTACTATGAAAACTAATACTAACCCTACAAATAATGTCTTTTTTTTCATGGCCATAATTTTTAAAAGTCACGCCTCGTCAGGCGGTGTCATATCAATTATTAAATTATAATTTCCTTGCATTTCAATTGCCACGCCTGACATAATCGAGTTGAGATACCTAAAAAGCGGCGTGATCTTATATTTTTGATTCCCGGTTATGGGTCTGATTTCGATAAGCTGCCAGATATTTACTGCGATCCTGTCGGCAATATCTTCAGCCTGTTCCTGGATCACCTGAGACTGAGTATCGGTGTTATCCATGCTATCAGCCAGGAACACACTTATCACAATCTTTGTATCTTTCTGCACATTGAGGTTTTTCTTAATCTCAGCCGTTTTTGTTAGCTCGTTATCAAGTACGATTAACGGGAGCGCGGTAGCTTCAACCAGATAACTTTGATAATTTGCTGTGAATTTCGAACCGAGAAGGAAAGTAGCGTCGGGATATAATCCCGTTATGATGTCGCTTATCTGAGAGATGAGGCCCAACTTACCCGTTATTTTTTTGCCCGTTGTTTAGATAGTAGTTCTGTGTACTTAGTTTCGAAAGTATGTTTTTCTAAATTAGAAAGCAAATGTTTCGTGTAAAATGTATCATCACCCTCTAACGCGGCCTCTGGTGTCAAAGCAGGAAAAAGCTCGCAGATCGTTTGTAATTCATATTCGCAGGCATATTTATTAAGACGTTCTACCCCGGCTTGTTTTTTTATTTCTTGATTGCGGTCCAGGAAAGTAGCTTCCTTAAAAACTTTAGCCCGGGTTTTCTGCCAGTCCTGTAACTGTTGAAGAAAAAAAAACCAGCTGGTAGAATTTCGAGGTATTGCCGGTCAAGGTAAGAAGCCCGTAGTTTCTCCACGTCATCAATATTGTTGCTCCGTGCCTGGGCAACTGCCAGACAGAACACCAATAACTCAAAGCCGGTATATGAGCAGCTTTCTACTTGATGCCGCTGCCCAACGGTGTCAATGCCTTTTCTGTAGTCTGGCCAGTGAGGGCGAGGGTAGGTTGTCACATCCTGCATCTTCCCAACTGCTTTTTCAAGTTGCGCTGAAGTTGTTGCAAAGAAAGCGTCATCCATCTTTACACCGGCCTGCCATGCGATGTATTTCACAAGGTCGGGATTTTCTACAGCAGCAAATTCAATAAACTCCTTTGTGGTCAGATGGTCAATAGGTTTAATCCTATATTTTTTGTTGTTGATTTTTATAGGGATCATAGTAGTTTATTAAGTTCTCCGGCCAATTCATAATTTTCATTTACAACAGCCTCATTCAGTTCAAGAAGCACGTTGCGCATTTTCACTTCGTAGGTATTTCTTTTGAACAGATGCCGTTCAATCTTTGCCTTTGTAATTCTAAAACCTTTTTCGTAAAGCTTCAATACGGCCTTATCAAGAACCGATTTGTCATCAGATAGTAAGGTTATAGTTTGCATAAGAGTTATTAAATTAGTTTCTAAAAGGTTCATGTTGTTCTGTTTTCGGTTGCCGCCTGGTCCCTGTTTAGTTAGGTCGCACACTTTTGCGATAAAATCTACACCCATAACTCACCGGATCAATTATATGATCGTTACCGTCCTCTGGATAATTCAAAAACTTCCCTGTCAATTCATCCTTGATCCATTTATGAGTTCCAAATTCCTTTTTAGCGTTCTCAGAATCTTTATGAATAAAGATACTAAATTCTTGAATCCGTTCAATCCCATCCAGCTTACTCCCTTCCCCTTTTGTTGCCCCTATCGCTTTAATGCCAGCAGCAAGAAGTTCAAACTTTTTATCCTTCCTGGCTGAATCACAAACAACCAGATCACCGGGTGCATGCTCATGCAGGTAATCAATCAGCTTTGAATTAAGGATCTGCGGTTGATAGATATGCTCTTTGATGTACAACGCCCGGTTATCACCGTCGAAATTAAGTTCCGTCAAAGTTGTTGGATCGTGGCCACCCCAATCAATCACCCAAAGCTTGAACAAATCCGTAGGCAGTTCATCATACTCATTCCAGTTCTTAAAGATCACCCCTTCAAGTTGTCCTTTCAATCCCAGTCCGTACACCTGCCACCAGTTCCACCAGTAACCACGTTTACCGGCTGCATCCTCCTGCATTGCTTTTCGTCGCGCTTCTTTCAAATCCTGAAGCTGTCCGGCGGTGAGGTTTTGTATGTTGTCATAGAAAGTACTGGTAATAATTTTGCAATCAGGCCTTGTTTCAAACCCCTGTTCTTCACACCAGAAATCTTCCGATGGGTTCCAATCAGCAAATATAGCCTCACGGGTACGCTGCATAAGCTGATGACATACTGACCAAGCCATTTTGTTAGCTTCGATAATCAAAAGAATATCACGCGCTGAACCGAGAGCCTTACCTGGTCTGTCGAAGCCAACAAATTCCAGTATGCTTTTTCTGATCTTGTAAATGTAGGGGTTCTTTGTCCTGACTGAATCTACATTTACCCCGTCGGTTTCGAGTATGTTTTCAAAATCTCTGATCCCTCCACCGTGAAGGTGTGGGAAGGAATGTGATACAGCTGTTATGATCCGAGGTTTTTTTGAATTGTCCTGAATGAATTTGATAAGCTGAAGTTCACTGAAGGTTTTACTTGACCTGGTCCCGCCTCGGTTGAATATATACCTGAAGCCCTGGTTATAGGCTTTCAGATTTTCTTCAAAGACGCGGGTTGTGATCATTCGCCATGCAAGTCTATGGGTTTACTCTGACTTGATTCAACTTCACGTAATACCTCATTGAGAGTTTGCCGTTTTGTTTTTGGTACATAAACTTTTGGTTTCATTCCGCAAGCTTCCGAACATCTGACTTGCCTATTTCCAGTCGGAATAAAAGTTTTACCACAAACTTTGCAAGTTTTTTCTTTGGTTGTTATTACCGAATTACGATCAGAATTAGATTTTACTGCGTGACCGTTACCATTTTGAGACACGAAAACTTCATGAGTTTTCTCATCAATTTCAATTGTTATTCTTATCATATATATCACTTTGTTTGTTTACTTTTCTTTTCATTTCTCTCATTGATATATATTATCACAATAGCCACGAAACCAAATAGTAATAATATAAAAGCTCCAATCGTTATAGGATTAAGTAATTCTTTCATTTTTTCACACATTCATAAATTGCGTTGTACTCAAAGAATAACCGAAATAAAGGTCTGATGCCAGTTAAATAGAATTTAAAACTTCTCCATACCTTTTGACGTGAATACTTCATGATTTCAAACCCCGCTTCAGATAGTAGCCTTTTCATATTGATGTGATCTATCTCATGGAAATGATCTTTATACTTCAAAAAATCCGGTCTGCTCGGTAAGAAAATATACAAGACCCCGTTATCACTTAGCACTTCACGCAGTTTTTCAAGGGTATGCAAAGGATTAAACTGATGTTCAATTGTGTGACTGTAAATTATCACATTGAACTTTGACTTTTGACTAGGAATAATAAAATCCCTATCCAGATCACCGGAAGTATTGACGACAAACACACCAAAACGTTTCTCAATTGCATCTGTTAACGGGCTGCGCTGTCCAACATCAAGTATTGCCGAAGAACGCAATATTTTACCAGACAGAAAATCAAGTGTCTTTTTTATTTTCACATCACTCTGATAAGAGTGAAAAATATACGGGTCTTTTGCTAATTCTTTATTCATTCCTTATCAAATTTATCTTTAAGCTTTTCAAGTTCTTCGGCGGCTTCTTTGGAAGTGACTGTGATTTCTTGCTTCATTGAGCCTTTCTGAACAATATGCTGTTCATCGATTTCGCCGAGATTCTTCATACGAAAAATAGCAGGGGAAGCTGGCGCGATGTCACGAATAGCAAGCCGGTTTATTCTGGATATGATTACATCATGAATGTCCTGCTTTATTGTTTGCAAAACTTCTTGATTATCAGCAAGATAATAAAATGTTCTGTTCGGTATTCCGGAATGAATAATCGCATCTTGAAGGCAAAGACAATTATCGTCATCTTGAGCAAACTTCAACGCATCTTCAAATCGCGGTAAGGCATTTTCCAAAGTCCATTCCTGTGAGTATTTATTTCCAATCGGTGCAGCCATAATCAAATTATATAAATATTCATACAATAATGACAAACATATTCACTCTCGCCGATTCGTTCAGGTTTCGGTTCTCCGCAATAAGGACAGCGTTTTATAGCTTTCGGCCTGCGCGGTTGAACGGCCCGGATAATGCCAATGGCAGCAAAACAGAGTAGTAATGTGAGCCAGCCGAGAGGGATTGTAAAAAGTGGTATCATAAGGCTTTAAGTTTAGCAGGCGGGTATTATCCCGCATTAAATGTACAATTATATTTCATTTTCAATGCATTTTAAAATAAATTCTTCATGCGTAGCCCTTGAATCAAGTAATTTTCCGTTACTTGCATTTCTATACATTTTACGCTCTTGATCATAAATCATATACCTATGAGCAATGTTATGTTCTTTATTAGTTAAAAAAAATACATCTTTCCAATGTTCTATATTATAAGACCAATGATGTTTTTCTTTTCCATCTGGCGTTAAAATATGCCTTGAATTAATCTTAGCTTTATGTTTTTCAGGAAATTTTTCTTTATAATTATCGCAGATTATTTTCTTTTTTTTATTTGAAGGTTTATGTTTTTCTTTATAATTTAATCTGTAATATTTATCTCTACTTCTTTTTCTTTCTTTCTCTACCCAACTTGTATTTAAACGTAATTTTGTCTGCCTGCTTTGTGTATCCTTTTTTGTGCAAGATTTACATTTATTTAAAAAACCGTCTTTCATAGCTGAATGCGGGTAGAATTCAGATAAATCTTTTTCTATCCCGCATTTAAAACATTTTTTCATAGTTTTTTTACACAAATATAATTAAAATGTTTAAAATAACTACATTTTAATTAAAATGGTAAGTCAGAAATTGCATCCGCTACAGAGTTAGGAGTTACTGAATTGGGAGCCGATTCGCCACGCTGTCCATCCATCACCTGAGCATTACCCAGGATCGGCAGTGCTTTTCTTTCTTCCTCGGTCATCTTTTCGCGATCTTCTTTTGAAAAAGATTGCTTCAGAAGATGGGTGTTTTTATCTTCCGGATCTTTTGGCGTGTAGTCAAAACCAACAATGTCAAGGTACACGTTCCGTTTTTCTGAAAGAAAAAGTTTGTTTGCTTTGATAGGAATACAGATAAGCGTTTCACCTTCTGTTTTTCCTTTTACAAGCCCGTGTTTCAGAGCGGTCAAATTAATTTTTAGTATGATCATTTTGCTTTAAGTTTAAGTAAAAAGTCTTTGCGAGTTCTATGTAAGTTTTGTATTCAGTTATTTCATTCTCAGAGTAATCTTCTCTTTTTCCGACAGCCTCGTAGTTGTCAATCCACCAATCAATTTCTTTACAATGACATCCGATTGATAGTTTACCTTCACCGACATAAGTTACAGGGTGTTTTGATCCTGAAATATAAAGTCCAGTAAGTAGTTTCACGCCGTCGCCGATGCTTGCGCGGTAGCCGATGCTTGCGTGGTAGCCGATGCTTGCGCGGTCGTCGATGCTTGCGCCGTCGCCGATGCTTGCGTGGTTGCCGATGCTTGCGCCGTCGCCGATGCTTGCGCCGTCGCCGATGCTTGCGCGGTAGCCGATGCTTGCGTCGTTGCCGATGCTTGCGTGGTAGCCGATGCTTGCGTCGTTGCCGA